CAGTACTAGTAATCTAATAGTAGGCTATTTTGAAAATAGATCCTATTGTTTCTAAAGTGTGCACCTCGTGCAAAACTGACACTAGTTTGGAATTAATGGGCAGAAACAAAGGATCTAAAGATGGATACAATATTTATTGTAAGGCTTGTATTAGATTGGCAAGCCAAAAACAAAGAGACTTGAATCCTGAGCAAAATAGAATGTGGCAACTTACCTATGCTCAAAAAAACAGAAAAGAAAAATCAGCCAAGGATTTAAAAAGATACTATTCTAAAAAAGAAGAAATTTTGATTAAAAATTCGGAATACAGGAAGACAAACCATGAGAGACGCCTTGAAATAGAAAGAGCGTCTAGAGCTAAAAATATTAATAAAATAAGGTACTCTAAGATATTAAGCCAGGCCAAACGTAAAAAAAGGCTTTCTGAATGCAAAGTTTACGATATATCCGATAAAGATCTTAATAGATTATATAGCGATAAGTGCTATAATTGTGACAGTACTGAAAACCAAAGTATAGACCATAGAATCCCTATTTCTAGAAATGGGGAGCATGGAATTGGAAATTTAATGACATTATGTAGACCATGTAATGCCAGTAAAAAAGATAAAACCATTATGGAATGGAAAATATCAAAAATGAAAAAAGGAGTTAATTAAAATGAGTCATTGGGCCGAGCTGGACGAGAACGACATTGTAGTAAGAGTACTTGTTGTAGGAAATGATCAAGAACATAGAGGACAAGAATTCCTTGCAAATGATCTTGGACTTGGTGGTACATGGGTACAAACATCCTATAACGGAAACATGAGAAAGAATTACGCTGGAATTGGAATGAAGTTTGATCGTGTACGTGATGCATTTATTCCAGAGCAGCCATTTGCTTCATGGGTCCTAGATGAGGAAACATGTTTATGGAATGCTCCAACACCTATGCCTGTAGTAGAAGGCAAAATGTATACATGGGTTGAAGCAGATTTGAATTGGCAAGAAATAGTAGCACCCGAATAATTTAATTTGATTTGAGGTAGTAATGGCTGATAAGAATTTTAAGGTTAAGACAGGCCTTACTCTTCCGTCCCCGCTTCCTGTAGATCAGGGCGGAACAGGACAAACATCAGCCACTAATACCTTAAATGCAATACTCCCATTACAAACAGATAATTCTGGAAAAGTATTATCAACAGATGGTAGTTCAACATCTTGGTATTCAATTCCAGCAGCATATACAAGAGGAGCTACTTCTCAAAGACCAGCATCCCCAACTGCTGGAGATTTATTCTTTAATACAGAAAAGAAAGCATTTGAAGTATGGACAGGATCTGCATGGGTATCTGTTGCAGTAAATGGTGCAGTGCCACTTCCTCCAACAATTGGTACAGCTAGTTTAACTGCATTAACAGCATCTGTTCCATTTACAGGACCCAATGATTTTGGAGATGCTGCAATTAGCACATATACTGCAACATCTAATCCAGGATCAATTAGCGTAAGTAACGCAAGTTCTCCAATTTCAGTACCTGGATTAACTGCAGGTACTGCATACACATTTACCGTAACTGCAACAAATAGCTACGGAATATCAAATGCATCATCTGCCTCAAACTCTGTAACTACAGCAAATGTGCCAGGGGCACCAACTTCTGTAACTGCAGCAGATACAGGAATAGATGGAGAAGCATTAATTGAATGGACAGCACCTGGTTCAAATGGTGGATCTGCAATTACAGATTATATAGTTGAGTATTCATCAAACAGTGGATCATCATATACAACATTTTCGGACGGAACTTCAACAGGAACATCAGCAACTGTTACAGGTTTAACAATTGATACAACTTATATATTTAGAGTAAAAGCAGTAAATGCAATTGGTACAGGTACAGCAAGTACAGCTACATCAAATTATATTCCAGTTGAGCATTGGGAGCCTGTAGGTGCATATGACTCTATTGCTACAGCTGATGGCAGCCCTGGTGGAGTTACTTTTTATTCCATTCCACAAACATATACTCATCTTCAATTAAGAATAATGCTTAAATCAACGGTTACTACTGGCAGTAATACTGATTACTATTATTGGCGTTGCAATGGCGACACTACAAGCGGTAATTATCGCACACACTCCTTTCTGGGAGCTGGATCTACTGCATCAGCAAATACTAATCCAACTGGCAACACATCTGCCTTTATTCCACATACTATTCCAGGCGCTAACATGACAAATGTTTTTTCAGGAATAATTATAGATATTTTAGATTACACAAATACCAACAAATATACAACTATGCGCACATTGTCGGGTTTTAGAAACCCTAGTACTACTGGCGAAATGGCGCTTTCTTCTGGAGTTTGGCTCAATACGTCCGCAGTCACACAAATTACTTTTGGTGGCTACGCTACTGGATTAAATGGTACTAATTATTCTTACGCTTTATATGGAATTAAGGGGAAGTAACAATGGCTGCAGGGAATACATATGTTGCAATCGCAACGCAGACTCTAGCCTCTAATACTGCATCTGTTACCTTTTCATCAATCCCACAAACATATACTGATTTAGTGTTGGTGATTCAAGGTAAAATGAGCATTGACGGCGGTACCACACTTTATCTGAATGGTGATACGGTTAATAATAATTATACTTATCAAACATTGCTCGGTGATGGTACTTCTGCAGTAGGCGGTGCAGGCGGCGGTGCTTTTGCTATCTATTTAGACAATGTTATATTTGGAAATGTCATTTGCAACATAATGAATTATACTAATACATCTACTTACAAAACAACATTATCTCGAGTCAATACTAGTGCCTATGCATTTGCAAGAGTTGTCAATTGGGCTTCAACTGCTGCCATTACATCAATGCTCATTTCCAACAACAATTCTAATACCTATCTTGCAGGTTCAACTTTCACACTCTACGGAATTAAGGCGGCCTAAGATATGCCAGCAAATTATGTTTTACTAGAAAAGATCACAGTCGGCGCAGCAGGAGCATCTACTGTTACATTTACCAACATTCCACAAACTGGATACACTGATTTGGTTGTAAGGCATTCTTTACGTGGTGCGGGCGGTAGTGGCACATCAAATTTATACCTTCAATTGAACGGGTCATCAACAACTTTTAGCGGAATAGGTGCAAATGCGTATAGTACTGGCACTCAATCTTATGGGCCTACAGGTGATTATATGGGAGTAATAAACGGCGCATCAACTACTGCTAGTGTTTTTAGTAACGGTGAAATCTATATTCTAAATTATACAAGCGCAAGCCACAAATCCCTTTACTCTGATGTTGTTACAGAAAACAATTCAAATACCGCATACGTACAAATAAATTCAACTTTATGGTCAACGACATCTGCTATAACAAGTATTGGTTTGACTAGTGATTACGCAGGATTTGCCCAGCACTCAACCTTCTACCTATACGGCGTAGCAAAGTTAAATACAACTCCAGCAATTGCCCCTCAAGCAACAGGTGGCGATACCATTATGACTGACGGTACTTACTGGTACCACGCTTTTAAATCATCAGGAACATTTACTCCACAGAAGGCGCTGACTGCTGACTACCTTGTAGTTGCAGGTGGCGGTGGTTCTTCTGGTTATTCTGGCGGCGGAGGCGGTGCTGGCGGTTTACGCTCAGCAACTTCTCAATCACTTGCAAGTGGTACTGGATACACAGCAACTATTGGAGCGGGTGGTGCTGGTTCAGGTACTGGAATCGCAGGTGCTGGTTCTAATAGTTCGTTTAATTCACTATCTTCATCAGGCGGTGGACAAGGAAATACTTGGCCAAACATAAGCGGTGTTGGGTATCCTGGTGGTTCTGGTGGTGGTGGCTCATTAGCATTTGCAGCAGGTGGTGCTGGTAACTCAGGTTCTTATTCACCAGTTGAAGGTTATGCTGGTGGTGCTGGTGGAAAAACTGGCGGAAATGAATCTACTGGTGGTGGTGGTGGAGCAACAGCAGTTGGTGGTGCTGCAGGAAATGGAACCACAGGCGGTAACGGTGGAGCGGGTTCTTCTGCATTTTCATCTTGGGGAAGTGTTACTGGTACTGGTCAAAATGTAAGTGGCACATATTGGTTTGCTGGCGGTGGTGGCGGAGGTACTAGAAATGCAGCTAGTTCTGCTGGTACTGGTGGCAATGGCGGCGGCGGCGCTGGTGGTTTACAAGCAGCAGGAACAAGCGGAACCGCAAATACTGGTGGTGGCGGAGGCGGTGGTACATACGAACCCAATACAGGTGTTCCTACTGGCGGTTCAGGCGGTTCAGGTCTAGTTATTGTAAGATATTCAGTATAAAAGTAATGCTATAATTTAATATAATCAATTAGGGGATATGTGAACCAAGTTGTCGAATAAAGATTTTAAAGTAAAAAATAAACTGCAAGTAGCGGGTATTACTTCTGCAGGTCCCGTCGTTTCCGACGCATCTGGTAATTTGGATTCAACCGCATATATAGCAACACAATATGGCGGAACAGGAACATCTACTTCTCCTTCTTCAGGACAAATCCTATATTCAGTATCTGGAACAACATATGCCCCAACTACCCTTTCTTCTTTAATTCAAGGATCTAGCTATCAAGCAGATGCTCCTTCATCTCCTGATATTGGAGATATTTGGATAGAGTCAGATTCAACTTCTGGGACATTTGATCCTAATATTATTCGCAGACAGGCATTTACTGCAACTGCGGCACAAACAGTTTTTACCACTACCGTCCCATTTATAGATACATATGAGCAGGTATTCTTTAATGGAATGCTATTGCTTCGTACCACAGACTATACAACATCTAATTCAAATACAATTACATTAGCTTCGGCGGCGGCAGTAAATGATATAGTAGAAGTAGTAACAGTAACTAATTTAAATTCAACTAATACATATACACAAGCTGAGATAGATACTATTGTAAATACACAAATAAACAATCTTATTGATTCTGCTCCTTCCGCCCTAAATACGCTAAATGAATTGGCGGCGGCATTAGGCGATGATTCAAGCTTTGCTACAACTGTAACAAATTCTTTGGCTACTAAGAAGACTGAGATTTCTTCAGCTATATCAGCAAATACTACATTAGTGGCGGGAAGAAGATATTTTGTTACTTCAGCATCTGCCCTAACATTAACATTACCTTCATCTCCTGCTCAAAATGATCAAGTTGATATACTTGATGCATCAGGAAATGCGGCAACGTATAATATAACCCTAGGAAGAAATTCTAGTTTAATTAACGGCAATGCAGGAAACTTTATAATTGACGCCAATGGATACTGGGCAACATTAGTTTACACAGGCGCAACATATGGTTGGAAGGTTGGATAATGGCAGATATAAAAGCAACTAGTTTAGGTGGTGTTCCAAAAGGAACAACTGCCAATAGACCAGCATCTCCATCAGTTGGCGATGTTTATTATAATGGTGATTTAGGTTACATGGAAATGTACACCGCACAAGGCTGGTTTGCATCTTCCCCAGTTCTTCCAGGACAGCCTACTTCAGTAGTTGCTACAAATCAACCTTCAAGTAGAGCATATAATAATGGACAGGCATCAGTAGCATTTGACGTTGGAACAAACGGCGGGTTGCCAACATCTTTTACAGTTACTTCATCTCCAGGATCATATACTGCTGCTGGCTCATCTAGTCCTTTAGTTGTAACTGGCTTGCAATCTTCAACTTCTTATACTTATACAGCAACTGCTACAAATAACTTTGGAACATCTTCTAGCTCATCTGCAAGTAGCGCAGTAACCGCAACATCTGCCCCACAAGCTCCAACAATTGGCGCAGTTGCTGCAACACCTGCAACTGCAACTGTTGCTTATACTGCAGGAGCAACAGGCGGATCAACAGTTACTTCTTATACAGCAACATCATCTCCAGGTGGATTTACAGGCACAGGCTCTTCTCCAATCACAGTTTCAGGATTAACAAATGGAACTGCATATACTTTTACAGTTACAGCAACAAATGCAAACGGAACTTCCGCAGCAAGCGCTGCAAGTAGTTCGGTAACACCTTACGGAGCTCCTGCAAGTTTAACTTATCTTGTAGTTGCAGGCGGCGGCGGCGGTGGTGGAGCCACTATTGGAAGTTATAATGGTGGCGGAGCTGGTGGTGCTGGTGGGTATAGGTCATCTACATTATCTGTTGCCGCATCAACACCGTATCTTGTAACAGTTGGTGCTGGAGGAGCAGGAGGTCCTGCAAGTTCTGGTGCTGCTGGAAATGGTACAAAAGGTAGCAATTCAGTTTTTAGTACAATAACATCAACTGGCGGAGGATACGGCGGCGGCGGATCAACTGGGACAAGCGCTGGGGCTGGAGGCCCAGGAGGTTCAGGCGGAGGCGGTGGTTCCAATGGAGGCGGTAACTGGGGATCGCCTGGAGCTGGAAATGAAGGAGGATACTCTCCAGTAGAGGGCTATCAAGGCTCTCCACTAACTAGTTATTTTTGGGTTGCTGCCGCTGGTGGTAGTGCAAGTGGACAAGGCGGCGGCGGCGGCTCTGCTTGGGACCCATCACCTGGCGTATCTAATTCTATTTCAGGTTCTGCTGTAGTTTATGCAAAAGGCGGCTTGGGCTCAGGCTCTGGAGGTGCAAAGACTGCCAATACAGGAGATGGTGCAGATGGTTCTGGTAATGGAGGCACTGTTGTTGCTTCTGGAAGTGGCGCATCTGGAGTTGTTATTATTAGTTACGCTTCACAATATGCAGATTTAACTTCTATTGCAGCTGGTCTAACTTACACTAAAACTACTTCTGGCGGAAATAAAATTTATAGATTTACTGCTGGTACTGGAAATGTGAGCTGGTAATGTCTAGAATCAGAGATATAGCAAATCTATTTAGTGGATCAACTGATGCAGCAACTGATGCTGAAGTTTCAGCCGCAGTTTCTGCACATAATTCTACAACAACATCTGTGCATGGAATTACAGATACTTCCGCCCTTGCGACCACTTCAGCAACATCCTCAGCAATTAGCACAGCAGTAAGCACACACAGTTCAGACACAACAGATGTTCATGGAATTACAGACACATCAGTTCTTGCAACAGCTACATCTTTATCATCTGCAATTTCAACACATGCTACAGCAGCAAATGGACATACTAGTAGAGGTAATACTGCTTCCCGCCCAGCTTCTCCAACAGCAGGAGACATGTATGCAAATACTCAAACAGGTTTTGTAGAAATTTATACGGGTGCAACATATGGATGGGAGCAAGTAGGCGGAATTGCTTCAACAGTAACGGAAGTTACTGCAACTAATGCACCAAGCGGACGGGCATACAATAATGGATCAGCTTCAGTAGCTTTTACACCAGGAACTGTCCTTGGTAGAACATACACGGTTACATCTTCCCCTGGATCATTTACCGCAAGTGGTTCAGCATCTCCAATTACAATTACAGGATTACAATCAAGCACTGGATATACATATACCGTAGTTGCATCTAATAATTATGGAGCATCTTCTGCAAGTTCCGCTTCATCATCAGTTACAGCAACAACAGTTCCACAGGCACCTACAATTGGAGCAGCAACTGCAGGATCAGCAAGCGCAACTGTTGCTTATACAGCAGGTGCAACAGGTGGCGCATCCGCCACATATACTGCAACATCTAGCCCAGGTGGTTTTACTGGAACAGGCTCATCACCAATTACAGTTTCAGGTTTAACAGATGGAACATCTTACACATTTACAGTCACAGCAACAAATGCTAATGGAACATCTGCAGCAAGTTCTGCAAGTAATAGCGTAACGCCATCTAGTATTTCAGTTGATTATCTTATTATTGCTGGAGGTGGTGGCGGATTTGGCGGTGGCGGTGGTGCTGGAGGAGTACGATCAATTACAGGTAATACAATGGGAGGCGGATCTACTTACACGATTACAGTAGGCGCTGGTGGCGGTGGTGCTGGTAACGGAAGTAATAGTTCAATATCTGGCGCAGGAATTACTACAGTAACGGCAACTGGTGGAGGAACTGGTGCTGTCCGAGGAAGTGGAAGTACTGGTGGTTCAGGTGGTGGAGCACACGATAATCAGAGTACTGCTCGTACTGGTGCCGCAGGAAATGCTGGTAATTATTCTCCCGTAGAAGGATATAAGGGTGGAGATGTTGCTTCAATGGCTAATAATAGAGGCGCAGGCGGCGGTGGTGCTGGTGGTGCTGGAGGCAATGCAACTACTTCTTTGCCTGGTGCTGGTGGTGCTGGAACTTCCGCCTACTCTTCTTGGGGTGCCGCAACTAGTACTGGTGACAATGTAAGCGGTACTTATTGGTATGCAAGTGGTGGCTCTGGTAGTTCTGAATATAATAACTCAATTGTACGTACAGCTGGTGGTGGTGGACAAGGTGATAGGAATCCACGTAATTATAACGAAGATGCTTATGCTAACACTGGCGGCGGTGGTGGTGGAGGATATTTTTCTACTTATGGTAACGGTGGCTCAGGTTTAGTAATTTTAAAATATGCGGGAACTGAACAAAAGGCATTTGGTGGAGTAGTTACTACTTCAGGTGGAAATACATATCATACATTTACTGGTTCAGGAACATTTTATACAAGTGCTCTTACATCAGGCGCTAAAGCAACTGGTGGAACAATTACTAGCGATGGATCTTATTGGTATCACGTATTTACATCGCCAGGAACATTTACTCCAACACAATCTATAACTGCTGACTATGCAGTGATTGCTGGTGGTGCCGCTGGTTCAATTGCTGGTGGTGCTGGTGCAGGTGGATTTAGACTGATTTCATCGCAAAATTTAACAGCAACTGGATACACAGTAACAATTGGTGGTGGTGGTACAGGATTAACTAATGGAAATAATGGTACTAGCGGTAAAGGAAGCAACTCATCATTTATTGGTGGAGCAGTTTCAACTACCGCCACTGGAGGCGGCGGCGGTGGTGCTGTAAATACACAGGCTGGCGCAACTGGTGGTTCTGGTGGTGGCGGTGGCTCTGCTGCAGGTGGCGCTGGAAACCAAGGCGGATATTCTCCAGTAGAAGGTTACAGTGGAGGCACAGGCGGTGCATATTCATCTCCTTATATGGGAGGTGGAGGCGGTGGCGCAGGTGGTGCTGGTGGCAACTCTTCTGGTTCCGTTGGTGGTGCTGGTGGTGCTGGTACAAACGCTATTGCAACTTGGTTGGCTGGAATTTCATCTTCTATGCCTATTGCTTGGGCTAAAGCAACTGGACTTGCATATATTGCAAGCGGTGGCGCAGGTGGAAGTTATGATGGCGGCGGAACATCAGGAGTAGTAAGTTTAGGTGGTGGAAAAGCCTACGTTGGTGGTGGTGGTACCGCTGGTACTGCTAACACAGGTGGTGGTGGTGGTAGTACTACTGGTGGCTCTGCTGCTGGTAATGGTGGTTCAGGTCTAGTAATTGTGAGGTATCCAGTATAATGGCTAAATTAATTAAAGTATGGGATGGAACAACTTGGCAAGAAGTTGGTCCAGCCTTGCCTAATGCCCTTACAATTGATGGAACCCAGACATTAACTAATAAAACAATCGATCTTGCCAGTAATACTTTTACTGGAACTACCGCCCAATTTAATACTGCATTATCTGATGCTAACTTTACAACTTTGGCGGGAGCAGAAACATTAACCAACAAGACTATATCTGGAGCATCTAATACTCTTACTAATATAGGTAATGGATCTTTAACTAATTCAAGTATTACTGTTAATGGTTCCGCCGTTTCTCTGGGCGGAAGCGTAACAATTGTTACAGGACCAGCATCAACTGCTGTATCTTCAAATATAACTTTGGCTGCTAATAATAAATATTTTGTAGACACTACGGCTGCTAGGACTTTAACCCTTCCCGCCTCCCCTACACTAGGCGATGAAATTCAAGTATTTGACGCTAGTAATTCGGCGGGAACAAATAATATTACTTTAGGTTCAAACTCTGGTAAAATTAATGGAGTGGTACAGGATGCAATCCTTGATACTAATGGCGGAGCAACAACACTTATTTATACAGGATCATCATATGGATGGAGGTTTGAGTAATGGCAGTTAGAAAATCTGGGTTAAACTCCCAATATCCATCAGGAAGCACAGAAAATAGACCTGCTGCTCCAGCAGAAGGATATGTATACTTTAATACAACTCTAGGATCAGTTCAGATTTATATGGCTGGATTATGGAGTACATATATAACTCCTCCTACTCCTGCCGCCCCTACAATTGGAACCGCAACAAATGTTCCATCAGGTCGTGCATATAATAACGGAAGAGCAAGCTTAACATTTACTCCATCAGAACTTGGCGGGGCAGCAACAATATTTACAGCTACTCCATCTCCTTCTACATCTCCAGCTACATTTACATCAACAACTTCTCCAATTACTATTACAAATTTAGCATCATCTCAATCTTATACTTACACAGTAACTGCATCAAATGGATATGCAACATCTTCTGCCTCTTCCGCCTCAACAGGCGTAACTGCAACTACTGTTCCGCAGGCACCAACAATTGTATCTGTTGTTCCAGGTGATACAAGTGCAGTTGTGTCATATACAGCAGGTGCAACAGGTGGTGCATCTGCTACATATACAGCAACATCATCTCCAGGTGGATTTACTGGAACAGGGTCAAGCCCTATTACAGTTTCAGGTTTAACAAATGGAACTGCATACACTTTTACAATGACTGCAACAAATGCCAATGGAACATCAGCAACAAGTTCTGCAAGTAGTTCAGTTACTCCAGAGGAAAACTTTACCGTAAACTATCTTGTTGTTGCTGGAGGCGGAGGAGGAGGTGGTCAACAAGGTGGTGGTGGTGGCGCTGGTGGACTTCGTTCAACTGTAACTGCAACAGGCGGAGGTGGATCACTAGAATCTCCATTGACTGTTAGCCCAAACAATACGTATACAGTAACTGTTGGAGCAGGAGGTCCTGGCGAAGCAGTCAACGGTGCTCTTGGTACCAATGGAAGCAACTCAGTATTTTCAACAATTACATCAACTGGTGGCGGTGCAGGTGGTTCTATTCAAGCTGGGTCTGGTGGCACTGGCGGCTCAGGTGGAGGAGGCGGTACAGCAGGTGGTGCTAGAACAGCATCTCCCGTTCAAGGTTTTGCTGGTGGATTTGGTAAAACTGGTGGTACTGATAACAACTGTGGCGGCGGCGGAGGAGGTGCGGGCGCTGTTGGGACTAACTCAAGTAATAATAATTTACAATTTGCTGGTGGTGTTGGTGTAGCAGTTGCTATCACTGGAACTTCAACTTTCTACGCAGGCGGAGGCGGCGGAGGTGCAATTAATGCAGATGGTGGTACAGGAGGCAATGGCGGAGGAGGCACTGGAGGTATTAGCGGATACGTTGGACAGCCAGGTACTCCAAATACAGGTGGCGGAGGTGGTGGTGGTGGACAAATAGGTGCTTATGGAAGTGGTCCATCTCGTGGTGGAGCAGGTGGCTCTGGTATAGTTGTAGTTAGCTATGCAGGCACTACACAAAAAGCTTATGGTGGAACTGTAACCACATCAGGTGGAAATACAATTCACACATTTACCTCATCAGGAACATTCGATACCCGTTATGGAACTGCAAAAGCAACTGGCGGAGAAATTTCAACAAACGGAACCTATTGGTATCATACATTTCTTGCATCTGGAACATTTACTCCTACTTCCGCTTTAACTGCTGATATTTTAATAGTTGGCGCAGGCGGAGGCGGCGGCGGTAACCTTGCTGGTGGCGGTGGCGGTGGTGGGCTTACCACTCTTTCATCTCAATCAATATCCACTGCAAAAACTGTAACTGTTGGTGCTGGTGGTGCAGGTGTTGCTAATGGCGGAACCGCAAGTGGCGGTAATGGTGGAAGTACAACTTTTGATGCTACTACCGTTTTGGGTGGTGGCGGTGGCGGAACTTATCTTGGTACCGCAACAGGAAGCAACGGAGCGGCAGGCGGTGGCGCTGGTTGTGTCACAAGTAGCACTGCGGCGGGTGGTACTGGTTCTAATGGCGGCAACGGTGGAGCGTCTGCAACTTCTAGCGGCAACTGGGCAGGTGGCGGTGGTGGCGGTGGTGGTGCAAGTGGCGGAGTTGGATCGGCTGGTGTAGCAGGTACAAGCGGCGGCAATGGAGGCGCTGGTACTTCTTCAAGTCTTTCAGGTTCTGCTACCGTTTATGGCGGTGGCGGTGGTGGAGGAACTTATGTAATTGGACAACCTAGTCTTGGCGGTTCAGGTGGCGGTGGTGGCGGAGGCTATTCAGAAGCATCTGGAAGTAAAGTTGCTTCTATTGCTGGACTAACAAATAGAGGCGGCGGAGGCGGCGGCGGTGGATATAATGCAGCTGGTGGCTTTGGATCTAACGGCGGTTCAGGCATAGTTATAGTTCGTTATCCAGTCTAATCAAGGTATAATAGAATTATGTCATATCAATTAAAGGTAATTAAAGACTACCCAGTTGCATTCTATACATTGGATGAAACTTCTGGAACTACCGCCTCAGACATTTCAGGATGTGGTAATAATGGCACATATTCTGGTGGAATTACAACAGGACTTTTACCTTTAATTCCTGGCGGATCAATTGGTTCTTTAATTACAAATACAAAGTATATTACATTTCCAATAACTAAAGATTATACTGGAACTACCGCCAGCGGCGGATTAGCAGATGAGTATTCATTAGACAATGACTTTTCATTTGAGCTTTGGTTTTATCCTAAGATAACAACAAGTGCAGAGACAAAGATATTTGGCGACTCTACAAACAATGTAGGTTTATTCTATGAAAATGGAGATGTCCTAATTCAGTTTGGAAACAAGGAAGCAAGATATACGCTTCCATATGTTTCTAAATCTCATCATATTGTTGGAACATATACTGGATCTACTTTGAATTTATATCATGATGGATATTTGGTTTCATCAACTTCAGTGGTTCCCGCCGATTTAGGTATTACACATACTGGACTAACATTGGCGGCGGGACCAACAACAAGCTCATCAGACTCACTTGTAATAGATGCCCCTGCAGTATATAGATATGCTCTAGATGGCAAAAAGGTTTTATCCCATTTTATTGATTCAAGATCACCAAAGGGAATTCAAATTGCATATCCAGATGATGGTATATTTTTCCCATTAAGCGATGAGAATTTAAAATCACAATTCTCATATTCTTACCCATTTAGTAAGTCATGGAGTAATTTTGTAACATCTGATATTTTCTACAATAAGGATGATGAATCTATCTCTTTAATTAAAGATTCAGCAGGTGGATCAAAATCTGTAGAATTTACAGACTATATTATGATTCCAGGACAAATTGGATTAACAACATCAAAGGTGGAATGGAATGGAGATAATGGAGTATCTGTAGAAACCAGCCTTGATGGAGTTACATACACAGCATGTGTAAATGGGCAGGCAATTCCAAATTATTCACAATCAAGTTTTAGTTCAGCTGGAACCCTATATATTAAATTTACTTTAGCCAGTTCAAATATTAGCAAACATGTACCAAAACTAAAATACATTAATTTTTCATTCTATAAATCTAAGACAGTTTCTTCTGAAAACTTTGGGGAGAAAGTTGTTTATGCAGAAAATGAATTTCATCTTGGCCCCGCCAATTATGATATATTATCTAGAGATTATAGAAACGGACTTAGGTGCTCGTCTAGCGCTGGCTTTACAATAGCCACAGGAGCCTCTGTAAGGACCGTAGAGTTCTTTTATACCCCTACAGCGTTTACTGACTCAGGTCTAGTTTCATCTGCCTCCACAGGAGGCTTTGCGGCCTCTAACTATTCATGGCGTAATACTGGGACGGTAGAAAAAACAAACGTTTCAGCAATATATGTAAACGGAGTTGATAAAACATCTCAGACAGCCATATCAAATGTATTTACAGCAGGACAGCTGCACCATGTTGTAATTGTTTATACAGCCGCAATTTCTTCTGATATTAAATTTAATTATTCTTCATATGGGGCCACCGCATCTCTTTATCAAAATGTTGCCATATATGAAAGCGCATTTGATGTAACAAAGGCTGCTCAACATTATAGTTTATATACATCAAGGTCAATTGAGGTAACAGACGATTCGTCACTCACCTTGACAGAAGATGGCGTAGAAGTCTATAATAATGACTGGGTTGTGATCCAAAGTATATAATTTTGTCATCTTGTGTGACAAAAAGCTGGACTTAAACAGCAAAGAGTGGTAAAATAAAGCTCTATGGACATCAATAAGATTAATACTCAGGTTCTAGACGAAGAGACTAGGCTTGGCATATATGTATGGGAAATGCCAGACGGTAGATGGGTCGGCGATGATGAGGGAAATTTCCTTTCAGTTACATCAATGAAAGGCAATAAAACCAAAATTGAAGCCCTTGTAAATGAAGTTAGCTCCTATGGAATATATGAGGGGCAACCAAAATTTCTTTCAGGTCGTAGAAAAATTGATGACGAAGAATTTGAGTATCAACAAAAAAGACTTGAGTGGGGACTAATTCCAGATCCTTTAGATGTTGGAAACCATAAAGACGAAATGAAGAAGTTAATTCTTCCAAAATAAGGAGACCGCTATGGAATTTGTACAAGACAGTGATTCAGAATCAACAGACAGAATTGAAATTTCTTCTGCATCTGATCTTTTTAGATTAAAGAAAGATTTAGACATGGATCCATCTGATCCGTTTACGATGCAGGAAGATTCTCTAAAGAAAGTCTCTGGACTAAGCCCAGCTTTTCGTCGTAAAATGGGAAGAGAATTATCTAAAGCATTTACTGGTAGAGAAGAAACTGGAACACAACAGAATTTATTAGCGCAGGCAGTAACAGGTTATGCACTATTTGATCTTATTGAACCACCATATAACCTAGAATATTTATCACGAATTTATGAAATTTCAACTTACAACTATGCAGCAATTAATGCAAAGGTTGCAAACATTGTTGGACTCGGTTACGACTTTACAGAAACAAAAAAGACAAACGACGCATTTGATTCAATTGAAGATCCAAAACAATTAGAGCGGGCACGTAGAAAACTTAATAAGCTAAAGCAAGATTTACAGCTATGGATTGATTCAACAAATGATGAAGATACATTTACACAAACTCTTATCAAGGCATACACAGATTACGAAGCAACTGGAAATGGCTACATTGAAATTAGCCGAACAACTGCAGGTAATATTGGTTACATTGGTCACATACCAGCAAAGACAATGCGTGTGCGTAGATTGCGTGATGGATTTATCCAATTGCTTTATGGCAAGGCTGTTTTCTTCCGTAACTTTGGAGACATGGAAACAGAAAATCCAATTGCTGGACAAGAAGATCGTCCAAATGAAGTTATTCATATAAAAAAATACACACCAACAAATAACTACTACGGTATTCCAGATATTGTTGCCGCACAAAATGCGTTGGCTGGAAATGAATTTGCTGGTAAATATAACCTAGACTATTTTGAAAATAAGGCTGTCCCAAGATATATTATTACAGTAAAGGGAGCAAAGCTTTCTCCAGAATCAGAGCGCAAGCTCCTTGAGTTTTTCCAGGTAGGGCTTAGAGGAAAGAATCACAGATCCCTTTATATCCCGCTTCCAGCAGATTCACCAGACTCAAAGGTTGAATTTAAAATGGAGCCAATTGAGGCGGGTGCCCAAGAATCATCATTTAACGTATATCGTAAAGCAAATAGAGATGAAATTCTATTGGCTCACCGTGTACCAATTAATAAAATTGGAACCCCAGAAGGAGTCAATTTAGCGGTAGCAAGAGATGCTGATAAAACATTTAAAGAGCAGGTTTGCCGTCCATCACAAATGACATTAGAGAAGAAATTAAATAAAATTATTGAAGAAAAGACAGACGCCCTTTCTCTTAAATTTAATGAATTAACTCTCACAGACGAGGATACTCAGTCTAAGATTGATGAGAGATATTTAAGAATGCAGGTAATTACTCCTAATGAAGTTAGAATTAGAAGAGGGATGATACCTTTAGACGGCGGAGATGATATGGTTGAATTAAAGCCACAGCAACAGGCTGAAATCAGAAGCCAAGCAAATAATACTCGTCGACGAGAGCAAGAAAGACAAGCTAATTCTCCAGATATTTCAGGGGAAGGCAGAAATGCTCAAGGCGACGGAAGAACGGTTGAATAAATCTACTCAACCACTATTTGCCTTTTTATCTACAAATAGATAAAATTAAGCATATGAACATTGAAAAATCTAACTGGTCTTCAAATGGAAATAACCTCCATCTTGCAGTCCCATTTACAAAAGTAAATCGTGAGAAGAGAACTGTATCAGGATTTGCAACACTAGACAATATTGATCAAACTGGCGATGTAGTTACAGCAGAGGCCAGCATGAAAGCATTTGAAAGATTCCGTGGGAATCTAAGAGAAATGCATCAGCCACTTGCAGTTGGCAAGGTTGTATCATTTAAGCCAGAAACTTATTATGATCCCGCATCAAAAGAATTTTACAATGGAGTTTATGTAACATCTTACATTTCAAAAGGCGCACAAGATACCTGGGAAAAAGTCCTTGACGGAACACTCGCAGGTTTTTCAATTGGCGGAAAGATTCTAGAATCAGACAATGAAGTTAATAAGGCAAACGGCGAAACAGTTCGTTTTATTAAAGACTATGAACTGGTAGAACTTTCAATTGTTGATTCCCCAGCAAATGAATTGTGCAACATCTTGTCAATCGAGAAGATGAATGGACAAATGATTTTCAAGGGTATGGCCGCAGATGTCGTAACAGAAAATATTTTCTATTGCGAAGAAAGCGATTCAATTTTTGTATCGACAGAAAAAGAATTTGACTCACCAATATCAGGAAATCCTGCAACACTAATTGGTTGGGTTGAATCAAACGATGTTAACAAATCAAAAGAAATAGATAGAATTCTTGGTTTACACAAATCAAGATCCACGTTGCCTGAAATACAAACAATTGCAAAACAGGCAAACGCAGAAGGAGGTAATGAAGTGTCAGAAAATACAGAAACCGCAGTAGTTGAAGAGACTATTGTTGAAGAGACAGCACCTGTTGTTGAAGAAACACCAGCTGCTGAAGAAGCTCCTGCAGAAGATGCAGTAGCAGACGCTTCTGCCGAAACTCTGGAAAAAGCAGCCGACGTATCCGAAGTTGAGGTTGATGAACCTGATTTTGCAAAAATGTTAGGCGATCTAAAAGGCTTTTTCTCAGAAACTCTAAGCAAGGCAACCGATGCAAATGCTGCACAGGTAAAGACTGTTACAGAAACAGTTGAATCTTTCAGCAAAAGTGTTGATTCCAGAATTACAGAGTTGGCAGAACAATACGATACACTTTCAAAGACAGTATCAGATATCAGAAACACGATTGATGGCGTACAAAAGCGTGTCGATGCAGTAGAAGGTGAGACTGCAATTAAGAAGTCCTCAGACCTTGGCGGGTCTCGGGAAGTAAATACAATAAAAAAATCAAAATGGAACGGTTCTTTCCTCGGTTCCGTACAAGAATTAATTAGATAAACAAAGGTAGGTGAAAATATAATGAGTAATGAACTATTAGAAAAGTCAGTAGCAGCTAATACTTCCGTAACAACTTCTATGTCAGGGTCAGCAGTAGCGACAACTGGCGTACACGTTGGTTCTGAAGGCGAAGGCGGACTACTAAATCCAGAGCAATCAGCTCGTTTTCTAGACTATATGTTCGACGCAACCGTAATTGGTAAGGTCGCACGTACAGTCCGCATGAAGTCAGATACAACAGAGATTGACCGTATGTCAGTCGGCGAGAAGCTAATGAAGCTTGCAACCGAAGCAGACGATACAGCAGCAAACTCAGCAGTATCTTTCTCAAAGATTTCTTTGACAACAAAGAAGCTACGTCTAGATTGGGAGCTTTCAACAGAGTCTCTAGAAGACAACATTGAGGGTCCAGACCTAGAGGATCACATTGCCCGTATGATGGCAACACAGGCAGGTAACGATATTGAAGACGTAGTCCTCAATGGAGATACCACTCTAACAGGAGATGCACTGTACAAGTCATTTGACGGCGTTGTAAAGAAGGCAAAGGCAAACGGTCACGTTGTAGACCACGGTGGAGCAGCAATAACTCGTGCAGCATTTAACTCTGCATTGAAGGAACTTCCACGTAAGTACAAGCAACGTCGTGCAGACCTTCGCTTCCTAGTCGGATCAAACTTGATCCAAGACTTCCTATATGCAAACAGCATTGGTACTAACCAGACAATTCCACAGGATATTGCTTCAAGCATCATCCGTGGTGATGTTCAGCCAGTCTCAGGACCAGCAGGTTACGTAGCCCCTTATGCATTCGGTATTCCAATTGTTGAAGTTCCACTTCTAAATGAAGCACAGGACGGCGACTATTCAGGAGAGACAGGAAACCACGGAGATATCCACTTGACATTCCCAAATAACGTTGTTATTGGAATCAAGCGTGATGTAACCGTTTACCGTTTCTTCTGGCCACGTAAGGACTCAATTG